TACTTTTTTTACATTACCTTTTTTAGACTTAACATAAACGTAGAATTTTTTACTACCACCTCTTTTAGGTTTGTTAAGTGCAACCTTTTTTCCTCTGTATTCAGCTTCTGGTATGTAATCTACCGACGCTTTAAGCATTTCAAAACCATTATGGTCAAAACTTTCGTTTTGTAGTGAAACTGCTTTTCTTAATTTGTCCATGTTTATGTTACCCCCTATAGACTCTACTAATTCTTTGATCATTTCGTAATCAATCATTTCGTCTATGGAAGCTGCTTCATCGATTAGGTCTTCATTTTCAATCATTTGATCGATAAGAGCACCTATTTCGAACAGAGGGTTATAATTTGCTGACACCATAGGTAAATCTAAAGGAACTCTCATTCCGTTGTAATCTCCGTACTCCCCTATGTCAGTAGTCTCTAAAAGCTCTCTATCAACCTCATCTAACTCTATAGCTTCGTCTCTAAGCGCTTCTTTTGCTTCTTTAAATAGTTGTATAAAGGCTTCAGAGTTATAGCGGTAGACATGCTCATGTAATGAGAGCTTATTATCTATATGGTATTGTAATGATGGGTATCCTATAATGTCTTTTAATTTTATCATAATTATTTCATTTCTGGGTGAAATAGTAGTTTTATATTCTTAGCATCTTTTGAAACTGATTTACCGTCTATCTCTACTTCTATAGGATAAGGTTCAAATTTATCAGCCCAATATGCTACATCGTAACTTCTATCTTCTTTACTTGTTACTAGAAGACCTCTATTATATTTATCGTCTTGTGCTTGTAGTACCATTTCTTTATCAATAGGTAAAATCATATCACCCATTAATTTTATGTTACCTTCTTCATAACCGTCTCCGTGGCTATCTTCCCTTAATACATCAGGTTTTATAAATTCTGAGCCTTCTTCATCTTTGTATATACCGAATGCATCTACTATTTGATCCTGTAAATTTTCATCTCTTAAATCAGCAATAATATCAGCAAATCTTTGTGCTCCCATATCATGAATTAACTTTATAAGTATACTCCTTGATGGTCCTCCACTTGCTTCGTCTATATTTTCGTTAAGTATGATATCACTTAGTTTCATAATTAAAGTCTTTTCGGTAAAACTTAGCTAATATATTATCATTAATATACTCACCTTGTTCTAATACCTCATTTATAAATAGGTATTTACACTCAAAATATGTTAAAAGCTTTTTAGTTGGTACAAACTTTAATATTTCTCTACTAAATTCTTCTTGTTTACCTTCTTTGATTAACGTCTTTATAGTCTGATGAGAGCCGTAGTATGTTTTCCAGTCTGATTCTTTAATAACTTTTCTCTTTCTTTTTTGACCTTTTAAAGGAGGAAGCTTTCTATTAAATTGTAGTACTTTTTTACCTAGGTATTTTTGTCCGGTTGGATTATGAATAACTTCATAAATAAAACCAAATGAATCTTTTGGCATATCTTCTATGCAATCTATAACTTTATTATTATATTTCCACATTTTAATCTTTATAAAAACCTGATATTTGTAAAGTATATTTATCTTTCATTCCTGCATTAGCAGATAAGTGTAATGGTTTAGAAGACCATAAATAACCGTCTCCTGCTTTCCAGTTATCAGAAGTTTTCCATTCATTTAAATTATTAGTATCTTGATACTGAATCATATGTCCAACTTTCCAATCTTCAAGATATATATTTGCTCTTACTTTTAATCTTTTATCATCAGGAAACCTTTTGTTTATTTGGAAGAAAGTATCTCTATGTAATGCTATTGTATTACCGGGAGGTTGTAAAATAGATGAAACTGTTATTACTTCCATATTTAATTGCTTACCTAAGTCTTTAAAATCAACCATAGTATCATTATACCACAGTTGCTGTATAACTGTATTTTCAGATGTATAAGTCTCTCCTAACCCATACTCTTTATGTATATCTGTCAACTCATCTAGTTGATGAGCTAAACAAGTTCCTTTGTGAACCGAATAATCTTGATTCGGTGGAAGAAAGTAACTCCAATCGTATTTTGGTCTTATCTTTTTTAACATATAATTATAAATAGTTATTTTTTAATATAGTAATCTTCGAAAATTACTCCATCCATTTCTGTATTTTCTAACATCCATATAGCATCTCTATAAGTATTCAGTATAGGTTTACCTGCTATGTTGAAAGAAGTATTTAGGAGTACTGGGTACTCATGATACTCATTCAGCCTACCTAATAGTATAGACATAAAATTCATATCGTTATAAGTAACTGTCTGTAATCTTGCAGTTCCATCCACATGTGTAATAGATGCTAAGGCTTCTTTATGTTCTTCTTTTACCTCTGGGCAAAAACTCATCCACTTACAAGGTCCTTGCATATGAAAAAATCTATATGCATCTCCTTCTCTACAAACAGGAGCAAAAGGTCTAAACGGTTCTCTATTTTTTACTTTTTTATTTAAAATATCTTTCATACCAGGAACAGCAGCGTGACAAATAATACTTCTATGTCCTAAAGCTCTAGGACCTAACTCACTGCCTCCTCTAACGACTCCTATTATTTTTCCATCCATTAAGTCCTGTACTAAATTATCTAAATTTAATAACTTACCGTCATATTTTTCTACGTACTCTGCTAGTGAATGTTTATCCCAAACCTCTGGTCCAGCAAAAGTACCATCATATGCCTGCTCAGGCTTGAGGTAATCGAGCATAAAACCTAAACTTAGTCCTGCATCGTTTGGGTTAGGCGGTACAAATATGTTTCGTTCGTTTCTTAGTCTCTGATTGTTTAAGATATTTAGTGCACATCCACCTGCTATAATAAAATGGTCTTGATCTTTATAGTGTTTACCTACTAACTCTTCAAATTTTAATTCAAACATCCTTTGCGATGTAGCTACTAAGTCTTTCTCTAACTCTCCTTCGAGTACGTCGGGTAGGTTAAGTGTTGCTTTTAATTTTAAATAATTAGCATCTAAACCAACTCCTCCAGGTCCTCCTTCATACGTACCTGTATAAAACTCTTTGAAAGCTTCTAGCCATTCTTCTCTTACTGTACCGTACGAAGACAGTCCCATAATTTTACCTGGGTATACTAATCCACCTGCTACCCAAAAGTCTGCTTCTTTTCTTATTGAAGATGTATATTGTGCTAGTTCAGATAGTCTCATACCAATTGTATGATTAGGTATATAGTCAACTTGCTTTATGCCTTCTTTTCTGTGGCATTCAAAAACATTAAAGTTGCCATCACTTCCTCCTCCATCAAAACTGACACCTCTAGAGTATTGTAAGTCTGATTGGTAGAATGCTCCGGCCATATGTCCGTGCTGGTGGTGTACTAATTGTAACCTATCTGCATTAAAGAAATTAAGTATTTGTTTTTCACTAGTAAAGTGGTGCTTCCTTAAAAATTCTATATCTAGATGATTAAATAAAAGTAGGTCAAAGCGCTTAATATTATACTTTTGCATTAAGTAGTCCTTAACCAAAGTAATTATTAGCTGCGGACTCTTTACTCCTACTTGAGCTAAACAACCTCCGTTTTTAACATTAGTCATTCTTTCAAACTCTACTACCTCTAATATCTTACTATCGATAGATACAGTCATCGAAGCATTATGTCCTAAATAAGTACTAACTATATACACGTCTCTGTTTTAAATTTATACCGGCTAGATTTTCATAGTCTGCTAGTGTTCTTTCTTTACCTAATCCATACTCTCCTAAATCTCCTCCTTCAATTAACATGCGTAATCTTTCCATAGCATGTTTATGTCTACTGTCATGGTCTTCAAATATACCGTGATGATGCTTATGCTCTGGGTTATTTCTATGCCAAGAGATAGCTTCTTTAGGTTGGTATATGTTATATCCTTTTGTATATGCTCTTATAGATAGCATAAATTCTTCTCCGGTATAATAATGCTCAGGATCATTTTTAATGTCTTTTATCCACATACCTTCTCCAAATATAAAGCCGCAATATAAAATACTCACCTCTCTATTAACACCGTTAGTACTTTCTTCATTAGTATACCCTTGAAACTTTGGCCAGTATTCTTGAGTAATTTCTGTTATAGTAGGCTTATTTAAAATGTCTCTAGATTCTATATGATGAAAAGAATGATCTAGTCCTGTTTTTTCATCGTGAGTAAATCCAGGAGATAAATAAGATATTATACCTTTATGTTTTAATTCAACAAATTCGGTTATAAGTTTTTCATCCCAGTGTTTTATCATTCTAGTATGACAATCAATCTGTAGGGAGTAGTCTTGTCCTGAATATAGATTTGAGACTATGTTTCTGGCCCAGCACCCTCCTTTGGAATCTCTATAATAATATTTATCTATCTTTATATTATACTTTTTTACGAGGTCATCTATACACCTTTCATTACTGCCTTTATTATTATCGTATTGAAGTACGACACCAAAATAGAGGTTTTTAGGATGCTTAGATTGGTTGACACAGCTAAGTATAGTATTCCTTATATCTTTATCAATAAAGCTTGTTAATGCTATAAAAATAGTCTTATCTGTATGAGGCTTTTTAAAAGATATGTCTAAGTAGTCTTCTAATTCCTCAACTGATCTAGTATGTTCAATATCAAATAGCTGTTCGTTAAGTAGGTTTACAGCATTGTCTTGTACTAAGTACTCATTGTTATGCTCCCTATATGGTTCGTTTGTTTTATCAACTCTGTAGTTATAATTATGCCATACAGTTGCTTCAGAGCAAGTACGTAAGTTCCACCCTTTTAAAAAACTAACGTGAGTTTGCCAATCTTCCTCACCGCTAAATACTATATTATCTGGTAGTTGTACTTCTTTGGTCCATTCAGATCTTGTAAATAAATAACCTGCTCCGCACCATTGAGTTTTAAATGGTTTATATTTTTCATGAGAAGGATAATTAGTTGCTTTACTTCTATTATCGTATTTGTCTTCAGGTTGAAGAAAGTTTTGTATTTTTAATGGAGCATTAAAAGGCAACTGTAAATAATTCTCTTCTTCATCAGGTACGTGATACTCATTAGGGTACGCAGTTAATATAACTTTT